GCCCCTGCCACTGGCCCCAGCCGCCACTGTGCAAACCGCTGAAGACGCACCCAAAACACGCCAGCAAATCGACGCCGACGCCAAAGCCTACATGGCCGCGCACCCCGGTACCGACTACCTCGCCGCCGTCAAACACATCACCCAAGGAGCCTAAGCCATGGCCGCATCCAACATCGCAATCCTCACCGCTGGCATCACCGCCGGCGCCACCATCAACCAATTCCAGGCTGTCACAGCCGCCGGGGCTGTGGCCACCGCTGCTGGTAACGCGGTGGGCTTTGCCAACACTGGCGCCGCCAGCGGCGAGCGCGTGCCCGTCACCGTGGTGGGCACCGCCATTGCCACCGCCGGCGCGGCCATTGTGGTGGGTGCCGCTGTTGAGGTGGGCACCGCAGGCAAGGTGGTCACCCGCTCGGCCGGTGTCACCGTGGGCCGCGCGCTCACAGCCGCAGGCGCCGATGGCGACCAGATCGAAGTGCTGGTCATCGGCAACTAAGCCGCCAGCCCCTAAACCCCACACACCAGGACATTCAACATGCCACAAATCACCCCCGCAGGCGCCCGCGTCATGGATCCCGTCTTGAGCACCATTGCCCAAGGCTTCACCAACTCCGAAATGGTGGCCAGCGCGCTGTTCCCCAGCGTCACCGTGCCACAGCGCGGTGGCCGCATCATCACCTTCGGCCGTGAAGACTTCATGCTCTACGGCAGCCAGCGCGCCCCCGGCGAAAACACCAAGCGCGTGCAGTTTGGCTACGGCTCCGGCAACTACACCCTGGTTGACTACGGCCTTGAAGGCCA